GGATCGATGAGGGGGCTGCGCGGGCTGGTCGCTCCAGAGCGACGAGCCGTTAGCTACCAGGACGTGTGGGGTTCGGACGCTGGCGAGTTGGTCAGATCTGGCGCATACACGCCGCATGAGGCGGTCGGGATTTCCGCGGTAGTGGCGTGTGTGCGCCACCGCGCCGATCTCGTGGCGCAGTTGCCGTTCGAGGCGCTGCGCGATGTGGGCGCGGCTGCCGTTGTCGTGTCGCCGCAGCCGACGCAGATCACTCGGCCTGACCCGCATCAGCTTCGGTCGATCTGGCTGGCCCAGATGATGATCAGCCGCGACCTGTTTGGCAACGCTGTTGGGGTGGTGCTTGGTCGGGGGGCGGATCAGCGGCCTACTGGCGTTGCTTGGGTCGACCCGTCGCGGGTGCAGATCAGCCCGGGGGCGCCTCCGGTGGTGTCGATCGATGGGCAGGAGTGTCCGTTCAGCGATGTGGTTGTTGTTCCGTCGACGTTCTGCCTTCCGGGGCATGCCGCTGGGTCGCCTCCGTTGCATCGGCTCGGCCTGACGGAGTTGTCGAAGCTGGCTCAGGAGTACGGCCGCGACTGGTTCAGGAATGGCGCCGTTCCGCCAGTGACGGTGGAGTCTGATACCCCGCTCACGGCCGAGCAGGCCGAGCAGATCCGGGATCGCGTGGTGAGTGCCTGGCGGCAGCGTCGTCCGGCCGTGCTGGGGTCGGGGCTGCGGGTGAGCACCGTTGATTCGTCGAGCTCGTCGAGCTCGTCGGTGACGAAGTGGTCGGATGTGTCGACCGTGGTCGGGGTGCAGGTCGCCCAGGCGTTCGGCGTCGACCCGGCAACGGTCGGGTTGTCGGCCGGCGGGTCGTCGCTCACGTACGCGAATCGGTCGGACGCGAAGCAGGCCGATATCGACCGGGTGAACGCGGACTTGGTGGTGATCCAGGAGGCGCTTTCCCTCCTTGTTCCGCCGGAGCAGGTTGTGCGGTTCAACACTGGCGCGTATCTGCGCGGTGATCTCGGCGCCCGCTATGAGGCGTATTCGGCGGGGCTCGGCGCCGGGTTTATCGGGGTGGACGAGGTTCGGGCGTGGGAAAACCTGCCCCCAAGGGAGGCATCGTGAGTGAGTTTCGTTCGTACCGGCTGGATGCACCTGAGTGCAGGGATTCCGCTGGTGGTGGAGTCACGTTGGAGGGTTACGCGGCCGTGTACGGCCGGTATTCGCAGAATCTCGGCGGGTTCGTCGAGGTCGTCGAGCCGGGGGCGTTCGACGATGTGCTGGGGCGTGGTTCCAACATCGCTGGGCTCCTGAATCACGAGCCGTCACGGCTTCTGGCTACGACGCGGTCCGGCACGCTTCGGCTCACGTCTGACGCGGTCGGGCTGCGGTATGCGATCGACCTCGACGAGACGGACCCGGACGGTCAGAGTGCCGCCGCCAAGGCGCGTCGCGGGACGCTGCGCGGGTCGTCGTTCTCGTTCGACGTGGCGCCGGATGGCGTGGAGTGGGCGCAGACCGAGCAGGGGTTCCCCCTGCGGCGGCTGCGGTCGATTGCGGCGCTGTACGACGTTGGCCCGGTGACGTTCCCCGCCTATTTGGCGACCGAGGATGACGAGTTGGCGGTGTCGCTGCGCAGCCTTTCGGTGTCCACTGGCCACGATGTGGCCGACCTGATCGCGGCCGCGCGGCGTAACGCGCTGGCCGACATGCTCACCCCGGCGCAGGCCGCGGGTGTCCCCGCCGTGGAGGTCGACGCGCAGCACGCGCGACCGACGTCGGCGCGCCGCTGGGCGGCACGAGCCCGGAATCACTGAGCCACAGGCCGGGCGAAAACCAACTCGGCGCCCAAGTCGGGCGTCACATACAACCCAGAGGAAAGGAGAGGCCATGAGCCTCCTTCTTGCGCGGCGCGCCTTCGATGAGAAGTTGCGCGCTGAAACGGAAATCAGGTCCATCTTCGACGCTGCCGATGGTCGCGATCTGACCAGTGAAGAGCTGGCCAGCGTCGACCGTCTCGACGGTGAGGTGCGGTCGCTCGGCGAGCGCGTCAGCGAGCTGATGGAGCAGGAGCAGCGCAGCCGCGACGCTGCGGATGCTCTGGCTCGGCTGGCCCCGGTCGATGAGCCCGGCGGCGGTGCCGACGTGGACGATGTCGGCGAGCAGTTGCGCAGCTTCCTGCGCGGCGAGCAGCGTTCGGTGGCGGTCGCTCCTGAGCGGCGCGACCTCGTGAAGGGCACTGCGACGGCGGGCGGCAACACGGTCCCGACCACGTTCTACGGCCGCCTGGTCGAGCACATGGTGGAGGTGTCCGGCGTGCTCGCTGCAGGGCCGACGCTCCTGGAGACGGCGAGCGGTGAGTCGATCGAGGTCCCGACCACGACGGCCTTCTCGACGGCGGCACTGACCGCTGAAGCGGCGGCAATCGCCGAGAGTGACCCGGCGTTCGCGAAGCGGACGCTGGGCGCATACAAGTACGGCGCCACGATCCAGGTGTCGCGTGAGCTGATCGATGATACGGCCGTTGATCTGCTCGGCTTCATCGCCGCGCAGGCTGGCCGCGCTGTCGGCAACGCTCTGGGCGCGGCCCTTGTGACCGGGTCGGGCTCCTCGCAGCCGGCTGGTGTGGCGACGCAAGCCACCGCGGGGAAGACGGGTGCGGCCACCACGCCGACCACGGACGACCTGATCGACCTGATGTATTCGGTCATCTCGCCGTACCGCGCCAGCTCGTCGTGCTGCTGGATGTTCCGCGACGCGACGGCCGCCCATCTGCGCAAGCTGAAGGACGACAACGGTCAGTACCTTTGGCAGCCGTCGCTCGTGCTCGGTCAGCCGGACATGCTGCTCGGCAAGCCGGTCGCGACCGACCCGAACGTCGCGGCGGCCGACAACTCGGCGAAGTCCGTGCTGTTTGGCGATTTCGCGGCCTACTGGGTGCGTCTCGCCGGCGGCGTCCGGTTCGAGCGGAGCGACGACTTCGCGTTCTCGTCCGATCTCGTGACGTTCAAGGTTGTCGCCCGTGCTGACGGCATGACGGTCGATCAGACCGGCGCGATCAAGGCGTTTGTCGGGGTGTCGGCCTGATGGCTGTGGTGAGCGGTGGGGGTGGCGCTGGTGTCGCCCCCACCCTCCCCACGGGCGACGGTCCGGTAGGTGTCCGCCTGCTCGTGTCGCTCAGCGGTACGCGCGACGGGGTCGAGTGGCCGCCGGCGGGTTCGGTCGCGGTCATCCCGGGTCCCGAGGCGCGCGACATGGTCGCGTCCGGCCTTGCGGTGGTGGTCGATGGTGGGCGGGAGTCCGCGACGGCGCAGCCGAGCGAGACGGCGGCGGCGCCCCTGGCGCGCAAGCGTGCGGCGAAGCGCGCCGAGGTTGCGGTCGAGGGCGAAGACTGATGTCGTATGCGACGGTCGCCGAGTGCAGGGCGTGGATCGGCCGACCCGGCACGACGCCGACTCCGGACGATGTGCTGGCGGCTGTGCTGGCCTCGGCGTGCGAGGACATCGATGCACACTGCGGCCGTTCCTTCGCTGTGGCGCCGGTCGACGCTGAGGTGACGAGTCGCGTGTATGTCGCCGACTCGCCGCGTGTCCTGATCGATGACGTGTGCGTGATCGACGGCGTGGAGGAGTCCGAGGATGGTGTGGCGTGGACGCCTGCGGCAGTCACCTGGCATGCCGAGCCGTGGAACGTGACTCCGGTGACGACGATCGTCGGCGACGGCGCGTTCAGCGCGTACGTGCGGGTCACGTCGAGCGCGTGGGGGTGGCCGTCCGTGCCGGCTCGCGTGTGTCAGGCGACGCTCATGCACACGGCGCGTCTGCACGCTCGTCGCAACTCGCCGAGCGGCGTCGAGGGTATCGACGATTTCGGGGCGGTGCGCGTGTCCGGTCGTCTCGATGGTGACGTGGCTCGGATGTTGGAGCCCCTGCGGCGCGCCGACCGAGTGTTGGGCCTCGCATGAGTCGCATGCGTGACGCCCTCGGCGAGCTGGCGGAGACGTTGCGGCGGGGTATGCCGTCGACGGTGACGGTCGCCCGGGCGGGTGCGTTGGCGGCCCCTGAGCCGCCTGCGGTGTTCTTCGGTGAGCGGACGCTGGAGCCGGTGGTGCAGGGCTACGGGGCGACGGTGCGTGTCGAGGTGCGCGTGGTCACGGAGCGGACGGAGGACGGCCTCGATCTGCTCGACGACCTGGTGCACGGTCCGTCCGGGGTGTGCCAGGTGCTGGACGACGCAGGGGCACTCGACGGCAGTGCGGGCGTGGTTTGGGAGCGGGTCGACGAGTACGGGACTGTCGAGATCGGCGGGCAGACCCTGATCGGGGGTCGCGGGTGGGGCCGGCTTGGGTTTTG